CATGAAGATGACGTGGAAGAAGAAAATGGGGATGATATGGAAGAAGAAAATGGGGATGATATGGAAGAAGAAAATGGGGATGATATGGAAGAAGAAAATGGGGATGATATGGAAGAAGAAAATGGGGATGACGTGGAAGAAGATGGACGTTTGGCAGCATACGAAGATGATGACGAGGAAGAACCGGTGGTTGAGCAGGGATATGTTGATGAAGATGATGATGATAAAATGGATGAAGAAAATGGCGAGGACGAGAAAAAGGTGGACGAAGAAAACGGTGATGATGAAAAGATTGATGAAGATGATGACGAGAAAGAACCGGTAGACGAAGAAAATGGTGATGACGAGAACGAAAAGAATGGTAAGAAAAACGGCAACAATGGCCTTGCCGAAAAGAATGGTAAGAAGAACGGCAACAATGGCTTAGCCGAAAAAGACGATGAGGATAAGACCATTGCCGAAAAGGACGATGAGGATAAGAAAATTACAGTTTCCGAAGCCATTGCAAAGCGCACAAAATTTAGGCGCAAAGATTTGAGCCTCACCGAAGACATAGCCGCAGCATTCCGTGGTGCTGACCTTACAAAAGAATTCAAGAAGAAAGCAACGGAACTTATGGAAGCAGCGGTCATTACAAAAGTGAACCGGAAGCTTAGGGGCCTCCGGAAATTGGCCGAAGCTGATATGGCAAAAGCTGTTAACCGCCGGATATCGAAACTAACCCGCCGCCTTGATAACTACCTCAATTACGTGGTTGAGCAATGGATGGCAGAGAACAAGTTAGCGGTTGAACACGGCCTGCAAACTGAACTGGTTGAATCGTTCATGGACGGTATGAAACATCTATTTACCGAACACTATATCCAAGTCCCAGCCAACAAAGTCAAGGTGGTTGAACAATTGGCCACAAAAATAGAGAAAATGGATAAGGACTTGAACGAAGAAATCAACCGCAACCTGACCCTTACTAAACAAATTGAACAATACGCCCGTAAGGACATCCTCGCCGAAGTTACTAAGGATATGAGTGATGCCCAACGTGAAAAGATTACGGCGTTGGCTGAGGCGATGCAATTTAATAATGCAAAAGCATTCAGGGAAAAGGTTCAAAACCTCTGTGAATCCTATTTCCCGAAAAAGGGTGGTGCCAAGCGGTCTGTGTCATTAGACGAAAACCAACGGTTAATTGATAGTGACAAAGAAAAAGCCACTCCAGGCATGGATGCTTATGTCAAAGCCATCTCAAAACAAGTGAACCGTGCGGGCCGTATTGATCCAGTGAAATAAACCGGGTTTGTATAAATAACCATAACGGGCGCCAAATTAAGGTTGCCAAACGTAACGCAAAGGAGACCGGTGTATGTACCTGAATGAACAGTTGCAAGAGAAGTGGAAGGCGGTTATCGAGCATCCTGACTTGCCAGCCATTAACGATATTCACCGTCGCTCTGTGTTGGCGGTCCTTTTGGAAAACCAGGAATTCAGCGCCAGGGAAGCACAAGGCAATGAACGTCGGGGGTCCATGTCGCTCTTAGGTGAAGCATCACCAACCAATGCGATGGGCGCCTCTTCATCGACTGCCGCGGCAGGCAATGTGGACATTTTCGATCCTGTCCTCATTTCTCTCGTCCGTCGGTCTATGCCAAACCTGATTGCGTATGATATTTGCGGTGTGCAGCCAATGACTGGTCCAACAGGACTGGTGTTTGCAATGCGCTCCCGCTATACCTCGCAAACCGGTGCAGAAGGTTTGTTCAACGAAGCGAATACCTCGTTCTCCTCATCGGCGGGTGGGAACACCGCGTCAATCTTCGTCAAAGACGGCTCAGCTGGTACTGGCCAGGTTGGCAGTGATCCAACTACCGCTGCCAGTGCTTCAGGATACACCGTGTCAACCGGTATGTCCACTGCCAAGGCAGAAGCCCTCGGGGATGCATCTACCAACGCATTCCGGGAAATGGCATTCAGCATTGAGAAGGTCGCTGTCACCGCTGTGTCAAGGGCCCTGAAGGCTGAATACACAATGGAATTGGCGCAGGACTTAAAAGCAATCCATGGATTGGATGCGGAGACGGAACTCAGCAATATCCTCGCCGCTGAAATCCTCGCAGAAATCAACCGTGAAGTCGTCCGGACCATCAACTATACCGCGACGATTGGAGCGCAAGAAAACGTCACGACTGCCGGCACCTTCGACCTTGACGTTGATTCTAACGGACGGTGGATGGTAGAAAAGTTTAAAGGCCTCTTGTTCCAGGTTGAACGTGAGGCGAATCAAATTGCCAAGTCAACCCGGCGTGGGAAGGGCAACTTGATGGTCTGTGGAAGTGACGTAGCCTCGGCCCTTGCGATGGCTGGTGTCTTAGATTATGCGCCTGCGATGTCAAATGACTTGCAGGTCGATGATACAGGCAATACCTTTGCAGGTACGTTGGCTGGCCGGATCAAGGTGTATATTGATCCGTACTTCTCGTCCAGCGCAGGTAAGCAGTATTTCACCGTCGGCTATAAAGGCGCGTCGGCGTTTGATGCTGGTTTATTCTATTGCCCGTACGTGCCACTCCAGATGGTCCGTGCAGTAGGACAAGATACATTCCAGCCAAAGATCGGATTCAAAACACGGTACGGTATGGTGGCTAATCCCTTTGCTACCTCTGCTGGTGACGGGCAGATCCTGTTCGCCAACAAGAACATCTATTACCGGCGTGTGGCAGTCACCAACATACTCTAATCAACATTCTACAATAGAGTAATGAAAAGGGCTCTTCGGAGCCCTTTTTTTTGCCTATTACATTCCAACCCCACATCATAAACTAAATAGTCTTAATCTCTTAATACCGACCAAAACTCAAGAATGCTGGCATTTAATGCGATTTAGGCAATTTATCCGTGAAGCGAAAGATGAAGAGGCCCACTTGGAGGCATTAAAAGCTTGCAAGGATGACCTTAAAAAGGTCCTTAAACAGTACGGCGCGCACTTAGTTGGTACCCGTTTCGGTGTACTCATTGCTAAGGGTGAAGGCAATAGGAGGATTAGGTTATAGCGGCGGGCCGGGATGGACGCAGCAGGTATTATCTTAGGAGGATTAAATGCAAACATTCTTAGAACACTTGAGCGAAGAAACGTATGCTGATAAGTTTGAACGTATGGGTGTTAAGGATGCGATAACACACTTTGACAAGCTACAAAAACAACGGAAAGACAAGATCAGGAATAATCCTTATGGTGGAGTAAGCCAGACCATGTTTATTGATAAAGAAATTTATGCACTTATGTCATGGTTGCGTAAGAAAGGGCAATCCCCTGACCCATCGGTGCATGGCTGGTCATGGCGCCCTGGTGCTCCGGTAACAGAAGCATCAATCAAGAGCGAATATGCTGATAAGTTTGAACGTATGGGTGTTAGCGGCCGCGCGGCCCACCTTGAGAAACTGATGAAACAGCGGAAAGACTTGATCGCTCAACACGGTGGCCATCCCGGCTCCCTGCTTATTCCTATTGATAAAGAACTTTATGCGCTCGCGGATTGGTTAGCCAATAAAGGTAAAGGCTTGAAGGATGGGGTCGAAATGGAGTCTCCATTTTTCATTTACAAGAAGAAATAGAAAAGGCTTAAACAAAAGATATGCCATCCATTGTGCAAGGCACACCGGATAATGTCAACTTCCTCGGGCAAAATGGATTCCAACTCACCCTCCTACGTTTGCCTCATGTTGTATATTTTACCCAACGGACTGAATTACCATCCCTTGACATTCCCGCGGCAATAACATCATCACCATTCAGCCATTTGCCAAAGCCAGGTGACAGGATTTCTTGGGCGCCCTGGACACTCACGTTCAAAATTGATGAGAACCTAAAAAATTATTATGAGATTTACCATTGGATACGGGAGATAGGCCATCCGGTTAGTTTAACTGAAACGTCCACGGCTGTTACTGCACCCTGGCACCTCGAAGCAAAAGGAGCTGCCCGTGCGGCAGCTTTTATGACAGATGGTACCCTTACAATTTTATCAAGCTCAAAAAATCCGATTGCGTCAGTCATATTTAAAGATATGTTTCCCACCGCCCTGAGTGGCCTAAATTTTGAACTCACCGCAGAAACCGTAAATTACGCAGAAGCCACCGTTACGTTTGCGTACCGTATGTACGAATTGAAACCAGGTACCTCCCGCTAACTTTCCTCCCAAAAATTTCTACTCTTTACCACGACCCTTGACAATCCATACTATAATATGGTAAACTTCATCGTATGATGAGCGTTTGTGCGTACTATGTAATAAGCCAAAAAACGCTATGGCAAAATGAGTCTAGTATTAGTAAATAAATGAGTCTAGTTAGTCCACAGAATATGGAATATGTGGGTGCTGCTGTCGGTGCTGAACTTGGGCCCATTCTGGCGGTCCGTAGAGCGATTAAATGGGTCGTTTATACTGCCCAGCTGGCGCCCTTATTCCAGGGGATGGCAAAAATAGGCCAGCTACGTTGCCCGGACCCTATAAAAGCCATAACTATCTTCCAATTATGGGAATCTAACTGTGTCTGCTAATACAAGCCAACAACAAGTCAAAATGTCTCCCCCTACCTTAATTGAAATGTGGGAGGCTGATGCAAAATTTGACGATACTGAATTAGATACAGAATCGTTTAAAATTCCAATCCTCCATGCCAAGTATTTGAAAATTTTGTCACAAGCCCGGCTCTGGGCCAAACGCTGCCACTATGAACGCCGCGAACTATTTGCGAAGCTGCGTGATTATTACCTCGGTAACTTAAATGGCACTGAGGAACTAAAAACAATGGACAGGCCTCCCATGTTAGTCCGGCACTTAAAAAACGAAGTCCATACCCATATTGAAGCTGATACAGAATTGATTAAGCAAGATGCCCGGATTGCGATTGCGGAAGAGTCTTGTGCGGTGGCTGAAGAAATCCTTAAGGCGATTAACAACCGGGGATACCAGATTAAGAACGCTATTGAGTGGCGCAAGTTAACACAATTTGGACAATAAGACACACATGGCGACAGTCAATATTAAAAACGTCAACCACACATATATCCGTGTCCTGTGTGATGAACCAGCGGTTACGCGTGAACTTTGGGAACAACTATCATTTGACGTACCCGGTGCCAAATTTATGCCAGCGGCCCGCCGTGGCTATTGGGATGGGCAGGTCCACCTTTATAATATACGCACCGCGTTAGTCTATGCCGGATTACAACATAGGATAGAAGCATGGGCCGCACAATTTGGGTTTCCTGTTACGCATGACCATGAAACAGCGTCACGCCGCATTTCCCCCAATTCTAAGGCATTAATAAAGTGGGTGGAGAGCCAAGCCCTTCCCCATGCACCGCACCAACACCAACTTGATGCTTTTGTATTTGCTGTCAAAATGGGCCGGGGTATTGTGGTGTCGCCGACAGCGAGTGGGAAATCCCTCATTGCTTATTTGCTTGCCCTTTGGTATTTGGAGCAAGGACAGCGACCATTAATTATTGTTCCAACAAAATCTTTGGTCAAGCAATTAATAAGCGACTTTAAAGAATATGGCTATACAGGCACCACCCACGGAGTGTGTGAAGGTGCGGACAAAGATGTAGGTGCAAACATTACCGTAACGACATGGCAAGCGGTATATACAGAAGGGCCAAAATATTTTTCTGCATTCAGCGCTTTGGTAGGTGATGAAGTCCACCTTTTTAAAGCAAGGTCCCTTTCAGGAATTATGGTTAAATGCCCACATATCTACCACCGTATTGGGTTAACAGGTACACTTGATGGCACAAAAATACACCAATGGATCCTTGAGGGTTTATTTGGACCCATCCACCAAGTAGCATCTACCACAGATTTACAACAACAAGGACTCCTTGCGCCTTTGAATATTTCTATGGTGTTGTTAGAGCATCCACCAGAAGTAAAGCCAAGGAGTTGGTTATACCATCACGAAATTGAATGTTTGGTTGCATCCCACGCTAGGAATAAGTATATTACAAAGTTGGCCACAGCGCTTAAAGGCAACACCCTGGTCCTTTATACTTTGGTTGAGAAACATGGTGAGACATTATTCCGCTATATCAAAACAGCAGCGAACAAGCAAGATGCTAAAAGGCCGGTATTTTTTGTCCATGGAAAAGTTGATGCAGATGAGCGCGAAAGTGTCCGCTCCCTTGTTGAACAAGAAAATAATGCGATCATCATTGCTAGTTACGGTACCTTTTCAACCGGCATAAATATAAAACGTCTCCACAATATTATTTTTGCAAGTCCATCAAAAAGCCGTATCCGTGTGTTCCAATCTATTGGCCGCAGCCTTCGTTTAGGAAGTGGTAAAACCCATGCCAAACTATTTGATATCGCAGATAGCCTCTATACGAAACGCCGTAATTTTACATTAGGCCATGCCGCTATCCGGAAAGCATACTATGAAAAGGAAGGTTTTCCGTTGTCCACATTTCATGTACGATTGAAAGGTTAAAATGCCGCGAAAGAAATCTTTCCTCAACCTCAAACAAAAAACCAATCCGGCAAAACCAATTATACAAGTGGTACCACCGAATGCTTTGCCCATCATTGTTTTAAAATTAATAACTGGCGAAACGCTTGCCGCGCAAATAGTTGGGGAATTCTCCCATGTATGGGTTATCTCTGATCCACACGTAGTAGTCCAAGATTGGAGGTTGCCTGGTGCTCCTATTATTTTGTTGCCATGGATCAGTGGTGCTGCAAAGATTGTCAATAGGTCCATTATGGATTTACCAAAAACGCAAGTGGTAGTCGCAGGCCCGGCCGATCCTAACCTTGTGTTATCCTATTACTACAAAAAAGAACAGGAAGAGGGAATGCCCAACAGCAATACTGTTTATGATTGGCCAACTGATTCATCTAATTCTAATCCCACTTACCACTAAATGAACTAAAAAGATTATATGTATTACGTCACAGTTTGTAAAAACACTATAGCGAGCAACCTAAAACACGGAACAAAGAAGCCTGTCATCCGTGTTAGCCAAGGTAAGTATGGCAAACCTAAACGGGTCCATACTTTTACACACAAGGGAGAAGTTACTGTTCGGTATAATCCAACCCATCCACTTCCTTGGGGTGCGCGTGTTTGGTTAGAAGTTACATAACGGAACCATGTATGCTACCTAATCTATTAGCCATTAATAAACCAAAGAAATCGGTGCATTATGTAGATAATGACGAGCTTTTCAGGGCCTTGGTGAATTACAAGAAAGAGATAAACCGTGCTATCCGCGAGAAAAAACCTCGCCCGATGGTGACTGATTATATTGGTGAGAGCATTATGAAAATCGCCACGCATTTAGCATTCCGGCCGAATTTTTCATCTTATACATTCAGGGATGAGATGGTTTGCGATGGGATAGAAAATTGCCTCCAATACATTGACAACTTTGATCCCAAAAAGTCTAAGAATCCATTTGCATATTTCACTCAGATTATTTACTTTGCTTTTGTCCGGCGTATCCAAAAAGAAAAGCGGTACCAGTATACCAAATATAAGATGATTGAACGGGCCAATTTAATGGAAGAAACGGTTGACCGGCAAGATGGTGACACAGAATCACGCGGGCGGCATTCCCAAGAAGTGTCGCAGAGCGAATGGACCAAAGAACAGATGTATACCTTTATGAATGAGTTTGAATCGTTCAAACGAAAAAAGCGTACTAAATCCCGCCGGAATTATAAAGCACCAAAGGGCGTTAAAGGTCCTTCAAAATAACTTTCTATTGACATTTCCACACTAATCATGTAAAATATTATATCAACTGGGTTGAAGCATCGAGCCTATCAGCCCGAATTAACAAAAGGTTTAATCGAAGTGGCATTTTTGGTCCATAACTTACCTCCTATTTCGTGTTTTGTAAAAAAAGAATTTCTATATGATTTTGAAAAAGGTCACGGTGAATTAGAGCCATGTATTTGGATGACAATGAAATGCATCAAAGGCCAAGCATTTAGAATTGAAGCATTATTGCCAAACTATGGCGCTTTATATGACAAACTACCTTTACATGCTTTTGTGTCACGGCAAACAAATTTGAACGCACCGCTTTTGCCTTTGGATTACTTGCAAATTTGGGACTGTTTGAGTTATAATTTTACTGTCATTGAAAAAGACAACCTTAAGTTGTTAAAATGCAAATTTTTAGACAAAGAAAGAGTGTGGCATTTCGGCGATTACATGTTTACGGTTGATTTTTGTCAAAACGATCCAGGTTATTTAAATACAGGATTTTCTGAAACAGCAGATGAGCATAAGAGCTACAATTTTATCAAGTTGGACAATGGACAATTTGCTGCACAACCC